TGGATAAAGATTAAAAAAGCAAAATATTTTGCCAAAAAGCAACGACTCTAGGGCGAGTGCTTGAGGCCGCTAGCACTTGGTCTGACACAATCGAGCTTCCGGTGGTTTGATCAAAAACTGAATATCTCGTGCCGCCCCGAGAGTCTTCCCAAGCAAAAACAGTTATGCCGTCGTTTGTGTTTACAGACACATTTTTTTGCTCGTATGAGTTTACTAATATCGGTGTGTTTGTCGTTGTAATTGAGGCGACGTTTCCTTTATCGACCCAAGAGTCTAAGCTCTCGGCGTAAGTGTAAAGTTTTGCGCCAGTGTAAAGGTTTAGCTCGTCGTTATAAACGCCGAGTGCTGCGCCCGTTTCGATTTCATTTGCTGAGCCTATAACAGAAGTATTTAAAACGTCATAACCAAAGCGCTTATCAATGCGATTGCCTTTTTGAAAAACGCCATTTTCAAGTGCTAAAAGCTTTCCCGGCAATACGGTTTTCGAGTCGTTTTTTGTATCGACTCCACCAGAAAAGTTAATAGGTACAATTTGCTTTTGTAATGGCATTTTTATCCTTATAGCTCAAATGCTATTAGTTTTGCATTTTGGCACTGTGCGCTTCCCGTTCCAAGATTTACGGCCTGCAAGAATTGTACTTTATAAGTGTATGTGCCAGCCGCCACCACGTCGATAAAAAATGGAGCGGTACTTGCTCTAACCCCAGCAATCTGCGTAGATGTTGACGTAAACGTACCGCCTACATTAAAAATCCCAATGTCTGTCGACCCTCTAACAAACTTAAACTGAGCGCTTCCACTCCATGCTGCGCTCGCGCCTGTCGATGATGCAGAAATTCCTAAAGCCATAGCATCAGCGCTTCCGTCTGGTATTATCCCGACAAAAACGGGCCTGCCCGTTGTTGTAATCGACACAGATAAATTAAAAACATCAACAAATGATGCTGAAGTTGTTGTTGATAAGCCAAGTGTACTACCCGAAGATGAACTAATTTGCTGACCCAATGCTACTCTTTTTGCTTGAGTAACGGCCGCATCGTTAATTTTGGCCGTTGTTATGGCAGAGTCTTGAATGTAGTTTGTTTGTACTTTGTTTGGAAAAATATAAGACGAAGTCCACTTGCTTGTACCATCTGAAACAACTTTCCGCCCCGCATAGTTTGCGTCTATGTTAACGCTCGTCGCACCATCTATTGTGTCAGCGCCAGCGCGATTGATCACAATATTATTTGTGCCAGCGCTCCCAGTAGTGTCTTTGATTTCGTAAAATCGCCCAGCGCTTACGCCATTTGCGGCTGGTAATGTGAAAGTTACACTTGAAGTCGTGTCGACATCGTAATAACTCACAGTGCCCGCAGCACTAATAATTGTGTTTGCGTTTACAGACTGGCGAGAAAATGCACGAGAAATACCGTCACTAGCTGCAACGGGCGAGCCACCGCTTGTTAATTGCACTGGAGTCCCAGCGTCGTTATTCCAATAGAGATTGCCATTCACATTGTAAATTGCGCCAACGTCTGAAGGTGTGACTAAAGTCGCCCCAAGACTTGTAAGCCTCATAGAGCCAACATCGGTCAAATAAAAATCATTTAAGGTAACATCGGCATTTAGGTTTAGCCCCGCTGGTGTGATTTTAACGCCCTCGCCAGTTGAGTGATCGTGCGAGTCGACAAGTGTCAGCGCCGCATTTAAAAGCGTTGCCCAGTCTGGCCCAAGCGTTGAGCTTACCGTTGGTAAAACTAAATTCATGTTTGCGGTCGTTGGCATAAAGCTCCCTTAAAAAAACCACAAGTCGACAGTCGTATTCGCACTCGTGTTTAAATAGTAAGTTAATCTAGGCGTTGAATTCGCGCCTTGAGTGTCCCAAATCACAGCGTTCGCTTGATTTCTCGTCACAATATAACCCGTCACGGGCTCTTTTAAACCATGAGCAACGTTGTTTACGCTTCCTGAAACAAGGCTCACGTTTTTTACTAAAGTCCCGCGCAAAAAAGGATTAGGTGCCACCTCTTGAAATAGCTGCTTCACAGAATCCTGAAGACTCATGAGGTCTTTATCGTCTGTTCGAATTTCCATGAGCTGGCTAATTAGTCCCATGGCTCTCCACTCCAAGTGGCGCCATAACCAAAACCACCGCGCACGTTTGCAATCTTCTCAGGACTTCCCGCATCGCGGTTTGCACTCATCGCCTCGATGCGAGCTAAAAGCCCTTGCTTGATATTCATAAGCATTGAAGTGTCTGACTCTTCTTTTATCAAACACTTAATGGCGCTATCAACAACGACATACTCGCTCCACATTTCTATAGTAGAGTCTAAATCAATAAGCGCTGTCATTTCAGTCATCTTCGGCACATACCAAAGACGATAAGTCCCGCTAGAATCGCCTTGTGGTAATATCTGCACCTTGTTTCCTAAAATGCGATAACAAGCGCCGCTTGCGCCCCAATAGCTTCTCACTCCGCGATCAAGAAAGTTATTTCTCTCGGCGAAATTCCATTTACCTAGAGTAAACCAAGTGTCAGAGCCACCGTCTTTTTGCCGATCAACGCCTCTGAGCTTGTAAAAGTTTGTTGGTAAAGTAAACCAGTTTTCACTTGTGTTTGTGATCGTGTAAGTGGGCGGTAAACCCGTTATAGAGTCAGTGTAAATAAACTGATCTTCAAAGCGCGAAACAACAACGTCGTAAAGCTCCCATGCGGAGTTATTTAGATAAACATTAAGCTCGGAGTCTGAAACAAACTCCGAGTTTTGCATATCCGCTCTTTGTCTTGCTTGATCCCTAAGAGACGCTAAAGTTACAGCCACAAAGCCCCCTTAAATTAAATCTCGCTAAGATCTTCTTTTTTGTCCTCACTCATTTCGCACATAGAGTAAAAACTTTTTAAAACGCTCATTACTTTTTTGGCGTCTTTTGCTTCAATAGCGCTGACTAAATCCTCAGCCGCAGACATTAGCCCCGGATCACTATCGACCTCGGGCTTTGTCATGTCTACTTCTTCGGACTTCTCGCCAAGCTTTTGCACGAAATCAGGGGAGCCCTTGAGCTTCCCCACAATTGTTGCTGCTATTTTCTTTTTTGGCCCCATCATTAACATTCAAAACCCCCGATTAAGCGTCGTAAGGTCCGACTGTGGTATTTCTGCAAGTAATTTTAAGTTTAATTTGCGCGCCGCTTGTGGCGTTAACCGCAGCACCCGCATAGTCTTGAAGTTGAATTTTAAAAGTCTTGTCAGCTTTAAAATCTGTTTGTAAAGCTGAAGGATCTTCTAAAACCGCAACGCTCGCCCAAGCGCTGACAGCGTCGTCAACGTTTAAAGCTTCAACAAACAAAATGCGCTGAAAGTAGTCAGAAAGAGTGATCGAATATTGACCCGCAGTCGACTCTTTTACAACGCCAGACAATCCGCCGCCCTTTACAGTGTTTGCAGTTACAGCACCAGACGCGCCAACTGTGAATTCGCCGTAAAGAGTCACGGTGTCTTTCTCGTAAGTGTATTGAAATTGATTTAAGTATTTATTTGCCATGATTTAATTTCCTTTTGCCTTATCGGCTTGGGCGGTTATAGACATTGCGATAGCCCCCCTCGCAATGAATGAGAAAAAGCGGGGGCAATTAAGCCCCCACTGAAATTACCATTGGATATTTATTGAAAAGCCCGGAGCGCGGCATCCCATTTGGCCATAAAAGCCATAACGAACTTCAACGCCGTCAGCGCTTGCTTGACGAAGCATTTGTAAACCGTCTGTGTCGATCACTCTTACAGCTTTTCCTAAAGAGTAAAGCTTCCAAGTATCAAGCTGCACACCAAAGCAGCGATTGCCGGGGCAGTTTTGATCTGGGATAACTTTGATCGGTCCACGAGGTCCATTAATCATGATCCCACGGAAACCAATGTCTGCATTTACTTTTAAATCAACATACTGCACTTTCGCGCCTAGTGATTTTTCAAGCTCTGCATACTTGTCGTAGCTCATGAAGAAGTGGTCAATCTTACCACCTTCGCGTGCAACGCGGCTTGCACCTTCAATTAGAGCTTCCTCTAAAGGAATGTTTGTAGCGTCGTAGCGCTGTCCACCAAGACGAGTTACGTCGATTGAGCGGTCAACACCAAAGAAAGCGGTAGCACCTGGAGCAGAAGCCGGAAGCCATGCCTCAAAACCAGAAAGCTTCAAACCTCTATCGCCCTCAACAAACAGATAGTCGTTTGCAGCAAGGTTTCCAGAAGAATTGTAAGTCCCAGTCAAAGTGATTGTGCCGGCTGAACGATCAACCGCTGCAATCACCCATTCGTCGTCTGATCCGTCAGAGGTCTTAGCCGATCCGCCAGTGAGCGCGGCATAAGCAACAAGTACCATTCCGACTTCAAAGTTTGTAACGTCGCTTGGCTCTTTCAAAGTAATAACAAACGGCGTGGCCTCTGTGGGCTCAGCGTTTAGCTGTCCAATTTGGCCTGATCCGTCTCTGTACATTGAAATAGCCAAAGAGCGAGTAAGTGAGTTAATAGCGCCGTCGATTTCAGTCGTTGCAGCTTCCATGAAAGCGTTAGGATTTCCCTTAGACGCTTCAAGAGTTTCGTTATCAATCGTAGCGATTGAATAGTCTTTTACACGAGTCAAAGTAAAAGCATCAATCAAGCTGTTTGTAGCAGCGCCACGAGTTTGTGCGTTTGAAAACGTAGCAGAACGGCCTTGCGGGTTTCCATAAATCAATGGAATTGGCAAGTTGCGGCCGCCAAAGCTTTCCATTTTTGGCACAAGCGCCATTAAAGGGTTCAATCTTGTTACCGTGAGGGCTTTTTATCCCTCACTTCTTCTGGTCCCCCAGAAGTTCAGCGTACATTTTCAACCGTAAACGGTTGTCGGACACTCTTGGGAAGTTTCTATTCTGCTTCTTTTTATGCTATTTTCAAAATGCCAAAGAGGTTGAAGGTTTGAAAAATGACAAGCCATCGCTAGTTGCTTTTTGTCTGTTAAATCAAAAGATGCAAGCGGCTTTATGTGGTCAATATGCCAACCTTTTATCCCGTGATTTTCCCAGCTCATTCCCGGCTTGAATTTACCCTCTAAATGCACGCGCAATTCTGAAAAAGAGCATCCCAACAAATTCTGTATGGACTCTTCTTTTCTAACACCCTTAAGCGCTCGGTTTAGTCTTGTTCTTAAGGCGTGTGCTAGTCTTGCGTTTACATCTTTCTGCAATCTAATTTTAGCTAACAAATTAGATCTCTCTTTGTATTTTTCAGCATAAGTTTTTTTGTAATTGCGAAGATGCTCTTGATTTTTTTGCTTCCATAAATCAATGCGAGCCTTAGTTTTAGCACTTCGGCTTCTGTGGCGACGGCAAAAACCTATGGTATTTTCCGCTCTTAATTTTTCTCCACACACTTCACAATTCACAGTTTCACTTCCTACGCGTTACGGTACTTATTGGTTTTATCCTTTAAGTTACCTCGGAGTTATCTGGTCTAGACTTTCTCCGATTTTGCCCGATGTTTACTCTTGCGTTACCGCAAAAGGGGACTAACCTTAATCCTTATAAACCATATTCATTACGCGATCATCCGTATAGTGCTCCTTCAAGGCAGCATCGAATGATGTCATATCTAAACTCATTTTTCATTCTCCTGTTAGTTTGTTAAAATTATTACACTTTGTTTTTTTAGGGTTTTTTGTTTTTGGCTTAAATTTGACTTAAAATGCCGCTTTTTCTCTTAAAAAACTCTGATCCCTATAAGGGCACCATTGTTTTTTATTTAAATTTCAATAGCGCCGCCGCCCGAGCAATCGACTCCTCGGTAGTAAGCAATCGCCCATTTGTATGAGATTGCACCGTCGTTGTTGGTGTTTGTTTGTTTGTTAAAGTAGGCGATAAAGTCGTAGCGATAGTTTGTTTTTCTTGTGGCTTTTCTTTTACCGCCTCAACAAGCCCAAGCTTTTTAGACTTCTTGAGCTTTTGCGCTTCTTCAAAAAGGTGGTTTTCGACATGCTCTGCGGCTTTTTCCACTGGTAAAATCTCGCCCGTTTCCTCAAAATAGCCCTCGATCACTTCAAAAACATCGTCAAAGCTCTCGTAAAGGTTAATAAGCTCGTATTTATCAAGGTCGCTAGATAAAGTTTTTTTCATTTCTGCTTTAAAGTTTTCAATCGCTTGTTGCTCGGCCTGTTTTTGAAGCTCAAACTCGCGCTCTTTTTCTAAGCGCTCTTTTTCTTCAAGCTTTTTGTAAAGCGCTTCGATCTTCTCATCGGCCGATGGGCCAGACGGCGTTTTCCCTTCGGTCTGATCGAGGTGCGCAACGATAAGTTCCTCTAAAGTCATGCCGACTGACTCAAGCGCCCCTTTGGGATCTTTTTTAATGTTTTCTTTTGAAAGCTCAAACTGTTTTATCTTAGCTAGTTTTTCTTCGATTTCTTTTTTCTGTTCGGCAATAAGCTTTTCGCGCTTTGCAAGAGTCGCAAATTTGACCGATATGGGTTCATCGTCTTTTTTGGGCTCGTCTTTTAGTTCGGGCTCTATTTGCGGGGCCAGTTCTTTTTTGGGCTCGGCTTCGGGCGCAATTGGGGTTTGTGGTTTTGACAAATCTTCGACAATAACCTGAGCTATCTCAGACATAAAATCCTTTCACTTATTGGTTTGTTATTTAAACGACCGGTAACAAATCAGACTGTGGCGGCGCCATGGGGTCAGCTATCGGATCGGCACCAGGCATCACTCCACCCGCCATTGCCGGATCCATAGGTGGCGGTGCGGGCGGTTGAGCCATGTTTAGTAATTCATTACAGTCGTCAATAAATCGTCTTAATAGCTCGAGTCTTGCTTCTGGCACGCCGTCAACTTTGCTTCTCAAGTAAGCGCTTTGCACCATTTTGATTGCAAGTTGAAGGTTTTGTTGCGGCTCAGGCGACTGGTAAACGCCCCTTTCGATCATGTTTTCAAGAAGCATTTTGATATCGTCGATTGAAGCTGTATGAAGGCTCATGTAAGCTTCGACGTCTGGGAAATCGAGTAAACTCATGCCGACTTCTTTATCAATAAAGCCCGCTTGCATTAGCTCTTGGACTCTTTGCAATCGCCCTTGAGGAGAGTTTGGTAAAAGCGAGGTCGGATAAACGCGCATGATAAACTTGTCTTCGTCCATATCGACGTCTTTCCATTTGATCGTCTTAATGAATTTTGAGCCCTTCACTTTTACTTTTAGCTCTTTACCGTCTGCTTTCATGTTTTCGTAAAGGTCACGACTCAGGTCGATTGCAATTTTAGCAATGTCCATAAAGAATTCTTCATAGCGCTGGCCTGCAAGCACAAAACGCTCAGTCTCGATATCGTTAAACTCTCGAAGTGCCACGGCCGAGTCTAAACCCTTTGGTTTTTGGCTTGTCGCAGACATTTGACTCACACCCGTTATCTCAAAAGCCTTATTGTAAAGATTTTGAAGATGCTGATAAACCTCGGGGCTTAAAGCTTGTGAAGTATTAAAGCTTGGCGGTGTGCCAGTGTACTTACCAATCGCGCCGATTTCGTTTGTGATTTGTGCTGTGTTGACTTGGCTAGAGTTTTCAACCCAAACTCTGGGCACGCAAGCAATGTCGATTGATTTTTGAATAGTTCTTAGCGTCTTATTAATTTCAAGCTGAATTCCAACGAGTTCTTCAGCTAAACCACCGCCCCAAAAGCCAACAACCTTAGGCGACCAGCGATAAAACGCGAACGGGAAATAGTCTTTTTTCCATTCTTCTTGAAAGAGAGTGGCATTTTCTATCGTAATTGCGTGCACACCGTCCGTAGCGCTCTCGCCCGACTTCAAATGCCAGCCCTCAATGACTTTTATAAGATTTGCTGCGGTCGAGCTTTGACTATCGCCCTTAACGCCGACTGTGGCGCTTCTGATTTCTTTCTCAAACTTTGGAAACATTTCGCATAAAACATCGCGATCAATATATTTTCTCTGATAAATAGATCTAGGCTCGCCGTACATGCCGTCTGCGTCGTCAACTATGATTTCGTCTGTCAGCACGCGATCAACGCAAATCATGCCCTTTTCTTTATCGGCATAGATTTTAGCAACGCCCGTGCCCATGATCCCGGCGTCTGTAAAGCAGAGCGGGCCTTTTTTATAAACATCTGCGGCGTCAAAAACGCCCTCAATATATTTAGTTAAGTCTTGAGCGCGTTGTTGCTGAGTCCAATCTCCACCAGAAGTTAAAAACAAAGGCTTCGGGCGGTTTTTTGCGATCTTTGCGGCCGCTGTGTCGATGCAAGCTTTTGTCACATTAAGAGTAAGGCGATTGTTATTAAGCGGCATTTGCGCGGCTTGTGAAAAGAGCGTGCCGTAAAACCCTAAAAGCTCATAGTTTGCATAAAGTCTAGCGTAGCGAATGTTATTTAAATAGCGCCACGACTGCTGAGTCTCGATAGAGTTCACGACCCCAAACATGTGCGAGTGAGGCTTTTTTTCTCTCCACCATTGGGCCTTGATGTCTTTTATCGCTTCTGGGGTTTGATTGTAATACTCGACTTTTACTTCACTCATTGCGGCCTCAAATTCCAAAACTCAAGCTCGTCGTCCGTTTCAAACGCAGCTTTAGGGCGCTCGATCATGGCCCCGTCGTGCTTTGAAATAACGATTTTTTGGCCCTCTATTTCTAAACAATCAACTTTATGCTTTTTCATTAAAAGTATGAGTTTTTCGAGGTCTTTTTGCGTTTTTATGAGTTTTTTTGGTGTTTTTTCGTTCATGCTACTAGGGCACGGTTGTTTTTTAAACGTGTTGATTTTTGGTTTTTGGGCTGAAATAGTTAAGCCGTGAAACTGTTTGTTATCGGCACACCAAAAGCCATAGCCTCTATTGAAACAAAGCACCCGCACTTGATTTCTAAAGTGAAAAGTGAATTTCCGGGCGTTGAGATAGTCCTATGCGCGGAAAACATGGTTTACATGAACATGCTTTCGCCGGAATGGACCGAAGACAAATGCGACGAGACCATTTACCTTATGCGCGAAGACGAGCTGCCAACTAAAGCTGGGTTTGTTATTAACTAGCCCCAATCTCTTTGCCAAAATGGTTTGACCGCTTGATTTGACAATTGCTCAGCCTCTCGGTCCCAAAAGTCCTCTACGGCTTGCTCGCTTGTTGGCTCGGGCTTCGGTCTAAACTTTTGGCTCAAATAACTATAACAAAACCGCCAAGCGTAAAGTGTGGCGTCCGATAAATGGTTTGGACAGGCGGCGTTTTCTTGTTTTTTAGTCGATTTCTCATCCCAAACAAGCGTAAGCCATTCGTCAATCAATCCGCCCTGATCGTCTGGCGCCACGACCCTTACGCGCCCTTGAATGATTTCGCTGTTCATGATTTCAATAAAGTCCACTTTCCCGGTCTTTTCGGCCGACTCAAACGGAATGCCATGCCGACGCTTCATTTCTTCGACCGCTTGCTTGTTCGCCCCGTCCACAATATATTTATGGATCTTAAAATCCTTCACAAACTCTTTTGTCTTCTCAGCAACGTCTGTCACGTCCATTTTCGATTGCTTATATGTTTTTACAACATACATGGCCGGGTCATATTCGTTATAGGCGCACAAACTAAACGCCGTCGCATCTTCAAAGCCTAAATCAACTCCCAAGACATAGTTCCACGAGGAACGGCCTTTAATTTCTGGTAATTTTAAAATTCTATTTCTTTCTTCTTTGTATTTATAGACCAAACTATCAGTGTCGATAAACCACTCGCCTAAATACATTTGCTTCCAAAGCGGCGTTTCGACAATGGCTGGGTTTTGAGTCATTAGCTCATTCATTTCGTCGCGGATCTTATCGGCAATGTGTGGGTTATCAAGAGCCGACCATTTGTGAACTGACCAGCCCTTTTTTTGCCCTGTCGTGACGTCGTAGTAAAGCCCTCGCGTGACGTTTCCGGGTGTCCCGATCATAACAATTGTCCCTTTTAGATCGGTCATGGCGGGCTTTAATATGCGATAAACCATGTCCTCTAGATCAATCGAGTAACTTGCCGACTCGTCGATCACGACAAGCTTATATTTCTGGCCTAAGAGCTTTTCCTTTTCACTTTCGTCTGCATCGGCACCTAGTAAATAAACCACAGAGCCGTTTGGGAGTGTGTAAGTCAAGTCTGTTTTATTTAAGTGCGCTCTGAGCTTGAATTTCTTATTGATCGGACTTAGAACGTCTTTGACCATGATCTTTTTAGCAGAGTCACGGGTCAAGGCAATGTAAAGACACGAGACGCCCGGGTTAGCGAGCGCCTCGCGAAAGAGATAAAGTCCAGCGCCATAAGATTTCCCGGCTCGACGTGTGCAGAGCGCTGCCTTGAGCCTAGCGCTGTCCTCTATAAAGGCATTTTGTTTTTCAAATTCTAAATCTAATAGCTCGGGCCTATTCGCTTTTCTTCTTAGGACTTCTCTCAGTATTTGCTTTTGTTTCAGCACTTGGTTGAGCCTCTCCGTAAGGTACGTTAAAAAGCGAAGTAAACACTTTGTCTTTGGTTTTTTTGCAAGTGATCCAAATTAAAACCCCGTCTAAAACCATGTCGTAGTCTTTGTCGACAAAGTAACCGAGTGTTTTATTGCCGACTAGGATTGCATTTGCCACGCGAAGCGCTTTTAGTTTCATTTTATCCCCTTAAAAAACATCAATTGAGTCTTCATTTCTTTGCCTTAGATATTGTCTGACCTGATCCCTGAGTCTGCGCTGTCTTGGCGTTAAAACCTCAAGCTGCAATAAACCTTGCCAGTCTTTTTTTAGGTCGTCGTCTGGGTCGAAATCGTTTGAGCGGATAATATCCCAGCGCTCAACGTATTTGCGATCTTTCTTTTTGCCATGCCACGAGTGCAAAATACTTCCTGGCACATAGCCAACGTCGCGCTTTATGTGCGCCTCGGCTCTTTGTTGCCAAATCTCAAGCTCGTTTAAGAATTTCTTGTTAATGTCTTTAGGCGCTGAGCGCTGAATGAGCCCAATTAAACCCATAGCCATTGAGTGATCGGCACTTCCTAAAATGCAAAAATCGATAAGGCCACCTAAAGCGTCAAACGCTTCTCTACGAGCGGCCCAGGCGTAGCCCGGATGCCAAAACCTTTTGCCCGAGAAAATAGCTCGCGACTCATTGACGCCGTAATAACCATAGCCCGGCCCAATCGGCGGCTTGCATCCGCACTTAATATATTCACTCATAAAACTATGGTGCACGTTAAGCGTTTCGCCTTGCGGACCAAGGTCGATTGCCGTCTCAAACATTTGCACGACCTCATAGCTTTGCAATTGCTGGACAGTTTCTTCGGCCCAGTCGGGGCGTAAGAACTCAATGTCGGCATCGACCCAAGCCACATATTCCCAGTCTTTAGGGAGTCGGCTAATGCCAATGTTTATCATGTTTTCTTTGATCCACAGCTCGTCAAACGTTCGAAGCTGAATGTGCTTTCGGTCAAAAGAGTCTGTCACTTGGAAGGGTCTATCGCCTTGCTGTGTCTCGACAACATAAAGCTGCACACCGCTTTTAAGCATCTTTTCTTCAAACTTCTTAAAAAGAGCGTAGCGCGAATTGTATCTGACTGGGTTTGAAATAACACAGACGACATTTAATAGCTCGGGCCTCATCTTTTAACCTTTTTCGCTTGGCGCTTACCGCTTTCAAGAAATCTCTTATAAAGCTCTTGGTTTTGATCTAAATAAAGCTCCTCAGCAATAATGCAAATGATCTCTCTCACATTGCCGATTGTGACTTGGCTTTTTTTAGCTTCTTTTTTTGCGACTAGGCTTGCTAGTTCTTTTAAATTCATTGCTCCGTCTCCCCTTGTTTTTCTTTAATAGCTTGCATTTCTTTTGAAAGCCTTGCGATTTCTTTTATGATTTCATTTTCTTGATGTTTTAAAGTGCCGCGCTTAATTCTTAAATCGCCAAGCTTTGCACATAGCTTCGAATACTCGTTGTTTATATCTTCGGTCGTCTTCACTCTTTCCCCCTCATGAATGGATTGTAAGTTAAAAGGTATTTATCTTTAAGATCGTCGAAAATATGATTAGCAAAAGTGCAAATCATGGGCTCCTCGCCAAGCTTTGCGTGCACTTGCTCGACAAGCTTTTTTGCAATGCCGAGCTTTCTAAAAGCTTCCTTCACATAAACATAATGAAAAAGCGATAGCCCAAGCTCCTCGTCCCAATTAAAAACCACATAACCTAAAATTTGGTCCGTATCGTCTGGGTTAAGCGCCAAAGCCACATACGCATTAGAGCTAAAAATATCGTCTATGATTTTTTCAAAGTTTAAAAAATAAACCCTCGCGGTCATGCGGCGCGCTTCTGTGCTCTTGCCATAGCTCTTGAGCCACGAGTTATAGATAAAGGCTTTTTCCTTTTCTGCGTCTCGAGCTAGTTTTATGTCGATTTCTATTTCGATCATTTCTTTTGCTTTCCTAAAATCAATTCCTTAGCAAGAGCCGTAAGCTCGGCGTCTGAAAGGTTTTTAATATCGTCGTCGTCATCTTCGTCTGGGTTTTCTTTTTTGTTCTTATCAACTAGCACAAGCGTTTTTGCATATTGCACAAGCGCCATTCCGAATTCAGGCGCTAGCGGGTACTTATCAGCCAAGCTCATCGCTTCGATCTTCTCAAGCTCGCGTTTTATCGTAAAAAGATTGCGGTCTAAAAGCTTCCCAGCTCTTATTTCCTCGTCAATCTCGGTTGTTTTCAAAATCCCATTGCGCTTTGACATACTCTAAAAACACTGGCCTCATGAGAGACAAAAACTGAAAGACTCTTGTGTGGCTTTTATGTCGCATGAGTGTTGCGATTTGTCTTACAGTGTAGCCCTCAGAATGGTAAAACCAGATTTTCCTTTCGTTTTCCGTTTTAAATTGAAAGTCCCATAAGAATTTCGAAGCTTGCGTGTAATACTCTAAAGCGCTTGAAATTCTCTCAGGCCGCTTAATCTCCCTGCCAACATAAAACTGGCCCGGAAGCCTATCGCCCTCTTTTTTTTCTAAATCATCAAACCCAGACTCTTTAAGCTTTTTAGTCCACTGCCTTTGAAGTTTTACAAACTCTTTCGTCTGATAAAACTTCATGTAATTGCCCCCTAGGCTAGATCCATAATGTAGCAAGTAAAAAGCTCACTTTCGTCGGCTTGTTTTTCAAAGCAAAACGCCATCGTGCACCCGTAAAACTTCACCATTTCTTGAATTTCAGAAATGCTATTCACAATGCGATCTTCAAAGCGCGGATATTTGTCAAAAAGTGCCTGATCAAGACTCTCAAGCCGCTTAGGCCAAAGATCTTTTGTTTCTTCTGACAAAGCCCCAATGTCTTTTTCGATTTCGTCATAGCCCGCTTTATATTCACGCTTAATAACATCTTTTAAGAGCGGGTTTACTGGATAACCAGAATAGCGATAAAGTCTCACGGTCATGTTAACGTCCCAACTTGTGCGATCACTTCGCCACTCATGATTTGATTTGCTAGAAAATGTAATTCTTCAATTTGCGCTTCAGTGTAAACGCCAGCCTTGCTCGAGCGCCTAATGTCTGTGAGTTTTGTTGTCGGAAAAAGCGTTATATTGACCGAGTCGTTTTGATTGCCGCCTAAAATATAAATCCCTTTAGGCGTCTTTTTTAAGAAAAAGCCGACGTGCCCATAGCCGCTCTTGGGGCTCGTGCGCCAGAAAGTCACGATGTCGCCTGGCAAAGGCGCGGCTTTAACACTCATTCCCCACTTCTCATAACTTCTAGCAAGTTGTTTGTTTGTCGATTGCATGCCGACTTTTTCTAAACACCAAGCAACGAAGCTTGCGCACCATGGGACGCTGTCACTAAAGCCAAAAGCGTTTTTGATCGTCGAGTATTTGTGATATTCGACTATTTTAGGGTTTGATTTCTCTCCTGGGACTTCTTTAACGCCGATTTGGCTTGCGGCTTGTAATAGCACGGCTTTATTTCTAAACATAACAACCCTTTCTTCTTGTGGTTTTTCTGGGACGGGCGTTTTTTTTGATTTGTAATAAGCGTTTATAAGGTCAATAAGCTCGTCAAAAAGCAGTCGAATTATTGCGCCCATTTATTTGCCTTTCTTCATGACAACAATCAGCTCTTGAAGCCATGCTGTCGCATCAATGAACTGTTTTCCTGGAATGCAAACATGGTCGTGCACGTCTTTTTGTTTAAACGAGACGAAAAACTCAGTGCCGCTTGAATTTATGCAATCAAGCCCCTGCCGATTGAAGTCGGTTAAGCACTTAGTCACCTTGGGCGGCGGTCTGAGCGTCGTGCAGCTAGAGCAGAGACTTAGAAATGTCAGAGAAATTAGCAATTTTGCGTAGAATGGCCTTACGCTCGGCTTCACTTTGCGCACTATCCAACTCCCCCATGAGTGATTTAGCTTCGTTTGTTATCGCGTTGAGCTTGTGTTGTTTTTCGCGCTCGTCTCTCAATAACAAAACGACCTCGCTGGCTATGACACCAGCGATGAATTTTAAAAACCCCATTAAACTGATTTAAGCGCTGACTTTAAAAGGTTGATAACAGCGTCGTCGATTTGACCTGGAATTTTAGACGCTAAAAGATCTAGGAAATAGTCGCCGTTCACTGTGGCTTTAAGATCCACGCCAAGGCCGCTTGTACCCAAGTTGCCTTTAATAACGATGTCGCCTGATACAAGCTCAACTGTGACGACTGCTTCTGATCCGATTTCATGTTTTACTAATTCCATAACTCTCCCCTTTTTGTGCTCTTGTTTAGAGCGTGTTTAGAAAGATGCTATGGACCATTGCGTGTTATCTCTAAATTATCTTTGCGATAACTTTAGGTTTTTGTTTAGATAGTTTTTATGGAAGTGCCGTTTAAAGACTCTGTGAAATACCCTTGTCAGCTTAATACTAAAGTCAAAACTGAAACGCTCAAGCTTTATCGGTCGCTAAAAGAAATGGGCGTTGATGTGGGCGAAATTCAGCGCCGCGCTTTAGAAGATGCAGCTCTAAAGGCTTTAAAGGCTTTAGATAAAAGAGCGGGCTAGACCACCACCCTTATTTCTCCCCTAAAAACTCGTCGAGCTTGTCACGAGTCGGACACCATTGCATAATCTCCCGACACTCGCGCAGTAGGGCTAGGGCATGATTTAAGTCACTAGCGTCGCACCACTCGCCAGCTCATCTCTCCTCGCGTCCAGGGGGGATTTTGGGGGAGTGGTCATTTTGTTTTTCCTTTGTTGCGACATTTTGAACAAACATTATTGCCAGGTGATGGACGGCTCCATCCAATATCTTTACCGCAAATTCTACATGGTACTTTATCAAACATCACTTCTCCCCTTTCGGCACGAGCGCGGCAATTTTGTCTAATGCGTTCGTGGCATTTTCTCTAACCCAACTATCGCCGTTATATGCAACGTATTTTTGAAGGTCTTTTAGTTCTGTAACAGCAATCACCAGCGCCTCAGTTCTCCATGCGTCTTTGGCGTGTTGGTAGCGTGCGCCCTTTATAAACATTGACCTATAAGTATCTTGTGGCATTGCCTCGAACAATTCATGGGACGCCTTATCTTGAATGTCAAACTCCGCTGCCTTTCGGATTCGGTCGATTAGGGGTTTCATTCTTGCACCTCTGCTTGAAACTTAGTTACTAAACAAACGCCTCGAAACCAATAGCCCTCGACATACCATCCATCGCTTATGCCGAAGTCTTTAGTGCCAAGTGTTCGCCAAACAATGCGTTTCCATAAAGGAAACTCTGTTTTAAGGCGCATCTTAAAATAGTTTGGCTCGATCACAGTCATAAACACCACTCCCCACCTAAAAGATCACTAAACTCATAAAGCCGCATTTCTTCATAGTGCTCTGGTCCTCTAACTAAACGCTTCCCCGCTTGCATAACGAGCCAGTCTGCGAGCCTGTAAGGATAACAACTATCACCGTCGCAAAGATAGGTCGAGTGATTTGGGATTTTAAACACATTGCCATTAGCTAAAATAACACCGTCTGCTTGGCACATGCGGCCCGACGAGATCACCGTCGCTGTAATGCAACCCCCGACATCGTTTAGGCAGACCATTGAGTCGTCAGAGCCGTTAATGAAGATGCCCTCGCTTCCGGTGTTTGAGGCGAGCGCCATAGCAAATAGTAAGTAAATCATTTCTCACCTCGATCAAATCTCAAGCGTTTAATAGCGCGTCTGTGTTGCTCTAAGCGCTCTTTGATTGTGGTTAAGTCTCGCCACAAGAAGTAAATCAGGGCGAGCATAAGAATGTTTGCGGTTAGGGTTAATAGGTAAAACATTACAAAAGTCCTTTCTCTTTTAGGAATAAATAGCGCTCGATCTTTCCCTCGACTCGCGCCATGTTTTGTTTATCGTTAAAGCTCTCAATCGGTTGTTTGTCTGGATAGATGTCAAAGTGCTTTAGAAACTCAAGCGCGTGCATGCGCATATCCGCTCGAGTTTGCTTCTCAGCCTCGCCCCTATAGTATTCCTTAGCCTCTTGGATCGTGTTGTGCGTGTAGTTTTTGTAAGTGCGGCGGTATCTCATGGCGTGCCCTCGCCTGTTTTTTGGGCGTCGGGTAACGGCTCGAGCGCATACAAAGTGACCACTGTCTTTTCTAAGCCGTTAAACAATTTCTTGGCATCAAGCGACATAATTTGTTTGTCGTTTTCAATTACCGACGCGGTTTGTAAGCAGTCTTGAATTCCTTCTATGAGGTTTGAAACGTCGGCCTCGCCAGAACGGTTTTTAAAGCAGAAGGTATATGAAGCATGCAACTGCCCCCGTAGAATTGAACCTTGCCCCATTAGCGTTTGTTTTAAAACGAATAGCGCCCTAGTTTGCCAGCGCAAAAACTCGGGCGAATAGATGACTCGTTTTTTTGCACCGTTTCCGAAAACTCGTTTCGTGTTTTTCTTAACGTATGGTCTGCCTTGTATTTCAGCACTGAACAGTGCCTCATTTTTAAGCCCCTTCATCGCTACCCCCTTTTGGTGCCATGCTTAGTAATTCAGCAACACTTTTCTTTTCAAACTTCAAAACATTTTGATCGAATTTCAAATAAGCCCGCTCAACGCAATCAATCCAATGCGTTCTGTGAAACTGTGGCTCAAGGTGCTGTAAATCAGCTTTCGTTATGTTTACCGTTTCCTTCCAAAACCGAGCGTTATCTGAGCCGACATATTCGTAAAAGTTGTGATTGCTCTGTAAAACCCCAAGCATCGTGTCAACAAACTCTGTCGCAAGCTCTCGTCGGGTTTGGGTTTTTGTGCCAATGTGCTCTTTGATTTCAGCAATACTAGGCATAAACTTAAAGCGACCCGCTAAATGCTCAAGAAGTTTAGCAAGGTCTTGATTTCGCAAATCTTCGCGCAAAAGGTTTAAATAAACTCGAGCCTTAACTTCACTCACAGTGCCCGGAAATAGTTCGCCAAGGGTTATTATAAATTTTGTTATGTCGTGATCTGTGTTCATTTTGTCTCCCCCAGCATTTTTAATAAATGCGCGTTTTTTAATTGCGGTGTGTTTGAGTTTTGAAGCGAAGGCTTGTTTTTAGAAAAGTTTTCCCATCCACGCTCAAGCCAAGACGAGGCTCTGCTAGTCCAGCCTTTTTTTGACGACGAGGGTGCTTTAGTTTTTTGAACGTAGAAATATCCGTAGCACTTCTCAAGCTCGCGATTGATCCAATCAGCGTCGTTTTGATAAATGCGCAACCAATGAGCAAATATAACTTCATCGAAGATTGCTATAAATTCTTGCAGGTTGTTGGGGTGCTCAAACTTTGTTTGAGTGCCACTACTACTATTATTCTTTATCTTATCTTTATCTTTTCTTATCTTCTCTTCTCTAGGCGCGTCCTTAGCGCGCTCTTTTCGCGCTCTTTTAAAGTCTCTATTTAATAAATCTAATAAGATAGGCGCCTCTACTTGATAAATACTTCCCTGCGGATTGAATTTCAGTACGAGTTTGGTTTGAGTTTGGTTTGAGTTTGGTTGACTTTCGGTTGAGATCCAGTTAAGAAACAGTTCAAGTTTGGTCCACGACTGAATCGCAAGTAGTCCCCGTAATTCATGCTTAGAAATATGAAAAACCGGATCGCCACCAGCGTAGTCTTTTGCTAAAAATTCAAGCAACCCCCAGTATCTGCCATAGCCTTCCCATCCAAACTCTGCGTAAAGTTTAGACAAAAATTCGGATTGACGAGCGTTTGAATAATGTTTAATCCACATCATTATTCTCATCTTCTTTTTTTATTTTTTCTTTATTTAAAAAGCCAAAATCAGCTAAAAAACGTAAAGCGCTTGGTGTGTCGAATTGATCAAATTGATCATCAAAAAACAACCTGTCTAAGTATTCTGCTAATTCTTTTAAAGTGAATTTTTTATCCATAAATGCCCCCGTGTTGCCGTAAACTTAATCTTCTAAAAAATCATTGATCGTCATTTGATCTGCGTCGCTTGGGGCGATGCTCGCAATCATCTTTTTGTCAGACTTAAAAACACTCGCCTCGGGAATTACGATATTCTCAGCCTCTTTTAAGTTTTGAACTGCAATGTCGTAATATGATTTTTTAAGCTCCACTCCGACGAAATTACGGCCCATTCCAAGGCTGACATAACCTTCGCTTCCAATGCCCATAAACGGGCTAAAAACAACGTCGCCTTTAATAGACCATAACCGTAAACCCCTCTGAATTAGATCAAGCTGTAAAGGCGCTATGTGACGCTCGTCTTTCTCATCTCGAGCTGCCTTTTTGTTTAAAGTGTTTGATTGCTTAATATCCATCCAGCATGGACTTGCAAGCTCTTGCCATTCACTGACCGGAAACTCCTCTGCGGTGTGAGAAACAGGCTTTGGGTTTTCGCCGCGCTTTCTAAAAGTCACTAAATAGTCTGGTATTCCTTGGCGGCTCATGGCCGAGTCTTTTTTTAACTGTTTCCATAAAAGCCCAAGCGCTTTAGTTCGTTGCATTGCCACGACCGGATCCTTCCAGATAGTAACTTCGCTATGATAAATAAAACCAAACTTCTGAAACGCTCGTATGACATCGCCCCTAAAGTCCTGAATTCCAATATAGCCATGATACTGTTTTGATGTTGGTATATTCATTACATGAACTGAAACATTCCGGCCCGGCTTCATTATTCTGTGAATATGCTCAATCAAGAAATTAAAGTGATCCCAAAATTGTTCGGCACTTGTGCTATTACCCATGTCTCGATCACTGTTTGAGTAAGTGTACAGAGATAAGAACGGCGGGCTAAAGATAGAATAGTCTATCGAGTCGCTTGGAAGACTGGACGCTACTTCGACGCAATCCGCGTGGTATGCTGAGAATCTATTTGTGTGTGCTTCGTTAATGATATTCATTTTTGCCCCCTAAAAAAGCTGGTATTGTTAAAACTTTAGTTGCGGTGTATTCAGTTTTTTCAGAAGACAAGTTTCTGATTTCTTTTTTTGTAAAGTCGCGCATTTGCTCGACCATTTCTTGACTCATTTGCTCGGCCATTAACTCTTTCTTTTTAAGGTTTTCAAGAACTGGACCTTCAAGCACGCTTGAGACTAAATAAACTTGCACTGGTTTTGTTTGCCCAAAGCGATAGCATCGTCTGATTGCTTGATAAAGCTGTTCAAAAGAGTCGTTGAGACCGACAAAAATCATTTTATGACAGTGCTGCCAATTGAGCCCGAAGCCAGCGATAGACGGCTTAGTGACAATTACTCGAGACTTTTGAGACGCGAAGTCAGCAAGCGATTGCTCTTTGTGCTTGATCGAGTCAGAGCCTTTTACTTCAATCGCCCCAACAATCGCCTCGGTCAGCTTTTTTGACTCGTCGTTAAGGTTGCACCAAACAACCCATGAGTCGCCCGAAGTGTCGTTATTAACAAGAGCGGCCGCCGCAGCAACGCGCTCATCAATGCTGATTTTTCTAGCCTCGTTTCTTTGAGCAAGGCCCGTCGTATCGCCCACGTTAAATTGCGACGGCACTACTATTTCTTTTTGATCGAGAGGCGGAAGGTTATAACCCTCATCTGAAAACCCAATGTCAGACGGCCGCTTTATCACACAAGCCCATGTTGCAAGCCACGCCCAAAACCTTTTTCGTCCATGCCCCTTGAGGCGCCATTTAGACGTCTCGCCGCTATCGTGAATGAAAAACATAGAGAGCATTTCTGTCATACGCATAATGCCCAAAAACTCCGCCTGATTGCCTAGCTCCATGTAGTCGTTGGGAGATGGTGTGGCAGTACAGCTCAGTCTGTAGGGAATGTGGCGCGATAGATCCACAATATATTGGCGCGTTTTTGTGTTTTCATGCTTTATGCAGCTCGATTCATCGAGCACAATGCCGTCGAAATAGCCCTCTCGAATGGCGTCTTCAAATTCATGGAGCATTTCATAATTTGTAACGTAAATACCAGTTGAGCCGTCTTTGTTAAACTCTCTGACATACTTTATAGAATAACCAAGCTTATCCGCCTCGGCCACGGTTTGATCTGCCACAGAGAGCGGCGTTAAAATCAAAACCCGATTGCCAGTGCGCTGAAAAACATTCCACGCCCACTCGACTTGCATAAAGGTTTTGCCAAGTCCAGTGTCAGCGAAGATTGCAGCCTTGCCCCGCTTGAGCGCCCATTTGACTATAGTTTTTTGAAAGTCGAAAAGCTTTTCATTAAGTTCTGAAAGCTCAACATCGAAGCCTGACATTTCTTGGATAAATTGTTTTTTAGCTAAAAACTCGTTGTAATTCATTTTGTGTAAATCCCCACTTAGTAAAACCAAAGCATCAAACAAATGATGCCCATCATAACAATTAGCAAATACCACTCATCGTCGCACATATCAGAAAGGCAATCCGTCCGAGTCGTCAAAATCAGGAATGTCGCTTGTCTGAGCCTGAGCTTTTGGCTCAAGCGAATGAAGCTGCACAGCCTCGATAGCCTTCATTGTTTTTTCGTCTGGCTGAGCTTTTGGCCCAGCAACGCTCACGGTAAAGCGAGTGTTTTGTTTAACCCCTGAGCGTGTAATTTTAATCATAGTGGTTTCAAGCGGGAATTCTTCATTGATGTTTTTAAGATCAAAATACAAGTGACCGCCGCCCTCTAGGATCTTTGCGACAGGTTTTTTGTCTTCAAAAACAATAGCATTAACTTTAAAGCGCAAAGATGCGCCTTGCTCGCCTTTTTTGGCGGGCTCGTAAGTCGTGCCATTCCATTTCTGATAAGACGTTTGTAAATCGCCTTTTAAGATGCAATAGACAATATCGCCGTCTGATATTCTTAAATACTTGCCAGTGCCCGACCCATTACTGGGCTCTTCTGTAAACTTCATTTTTCTCTCCCTGCATTGTTTGTAAAGTCCTATGGAGCTTGATTGCCGCCATGAAACCTGAAAAGTCTAAATCAAAATCATAAAAATCTTTTGCCTCAAAATCGCCCGTCTTTTTGTCAAAACGAATGATGACCCGCTTTTCAAACTTCATACTCTTTTCTTCTTGAAGCGCGTTTTGATAAGCCGCTGTCTGCATCCGCATTTCTGGATAAATGCCGCTTGAAGTTTTAATATCGCCCACGCTTAAAACGCCGTCGATTTCTGCGACAAAATCACAAGTCCCTGCGTAGTAATGCTCTTTAGAGAAAACTAAGCGCTCAGACGCCTTAATAACGACTTTATGAGCGTCGAGCCATTTGTGAAACGCTTCGACTCCGCGCTTAGCACTGTCTGTTAATAGCTCAGGGAGAGGTAAGTTTTTAAAAAAATGCTCAGCATATAAGTGGACGTTTTTCCCGATGTCGGCCGCGTCTTTTGAAATCTTCTTATTGGCGGTCCAGCTCTCTTTATGGATTGCCTTAAAATCAGTGCGGCCTTTTTCGACTTCTTGTAACCAATAGTCTCTTGTTATGCCAATAGCCCATGGCATGAGTGCGGGCTTGTCGATGCACTTTAAAATAGAAGTCACGCCCGGGACGGGTTTTCCGGCGAAAGTGTATAGGTGATTTTCCTCGTCAAACGCCAGTTCGTCGCCAAAAGTAATGTGAGTTTTAAGCTGGCTCATTTGCAATGTCCTCTCTGATTTGTCTTACAAGACCGCGAAAATGCGCCTCGTCTTCGGCTTTCATTTCTAAAAGATCGACTTCGGTTAATAGCTCGATTGAAACAATGTCTTTGCGCTGGCGAATAATATCAATCACGCGCTCAAGCTCGCTTAGGGTCATCGACAAAAGCTGCTCTTTGATTGTGATGTCACTCATACGTTGCCCCAAAGCGCTCTAAGCCATTCGCTATTTTCGTTGTTTAGCGTTTCGATTTCTTCACTTGTCAAATCTCTAAGCGACGAAAGGCCGCTTGCGCTTTTAACGCCAATCTCGCCGTCCATAGCCTCAAGCTCAAAGTCAAAATCCTCGCCGTCGTACTTAGCAATTACGTTTTTAAATCGGCTCATTGTTCGCCTCGGGCTGTGGCTAATGTTCTTTTTATTTGAGATAGGATTTCATTAAACGTGTAGTGCTCAGCGAAAATTTCTAGCGTCGACTCGGCAAGCTCAAGAGCCTTATAAAGCTCTGGCGCGGCGGCGATAAGATGAGCGTTTGCTTTTAGTTCTTCAGAACAACCGTCCTCTGTTGTTGTTGATTTGACACCAAAGTTAACTAAATGATCCCACCCCCATCCCCGCGTGTTGCCTGAGATAGTTGCTTCTTTTTTATCGTTTATATTTAAAACCCATGGTCCTTGCGTAAACTTGCTCATGCGACTCCCTCTGAGCTTTCGAGGAAAATCAAGTAGTCGGACTCAAGCTCTGATAATTGTTTTTTGGTTAATTGATTTGTGATTTCTAGCTCACCTAGAAACACTTTAAAGTTTTCGATATGCGCACACTCGCCGGGCTCCCAGTTTCCAAGACTTGCGCTGTAGTGCGAAGGACGAGCAGCCACATAGTCGCCAGAGCAAGTCACGTCTAGAGAAATGTAAAAACCGTCGATCATAAAGACCCCTTTGTAAAAATCACACACCACTGCCTTAAAAATAGTACTTGCCTATTTTTTGTGCTATAACCTGACTGTTAAAAGACTTTAGCTGGCCACGTCCTGAATCATCTTGGCGTTATAGAGACATTCTAAGAGTGCAATTTTTAAAAGCCCTCTAGGTTCTCCTCTGTGTCGCCCCTTCATTAGCCCTAAACGAGTGCTAAGAGGGATACCCTTTTCAAGTAGAGCCCGCTCAACTACTAGTTCGCCATCTCTTTTGATCCACTCTTTGAGTAAGTTTTTTATGTCCATGAACCTAATGTAACAAACAGTTGCTACAAATGCAACAAGCTTGATGCGTTTTTATGTGTCAAGTTCAATAGTATAGTGTTTTTATGGGTTTAAAAGAGCTTAAAAATAACAAAAGAATCTCATTTGGCGACAAGCTCCGCCGACGTAGGCTTCAATTTGGCTATAAAAGCCAAGCTGATTTCGCCCATAAAATAGGGTCAAATAGGGTTACTGTCTCTCGATGGGAGTCTGGAGCTTCAGGAGTCGGCGAAGAGTTTCATGAGGCCATAAAGCAAGTGTTAGATGTTGATGACTCGTTTTTTGACCAGCCACCAATCACTTTGGTGCGCGAAAGTTTTACAAAAAAACCACTGGCGCCTAGAAAATTCGCAAGACCAGATGTTATCGTAGAGATAATAACAGAGCTTACATCGTTGACCGACATACAGCTAAGCCAGCTCTTGGGGATAATTCATTCCATAAAGGCAAAATAAATGGATAGCTACGAGAAAAAAGAAATTTTAAAAACATTCTCAACCGAGGTCAGAAAGGCCCGCGCTCGCCTCGACTTAACTCAAGCAGAATTGGCAAGTGAGGCGGGATTGTCTATTAGAGGTTATCAGGTAATTGAGTCAGGCCAATCGGACCCACAGCTTACGACAATCGCCTCTATTTCGTCTGTTTTAAACACCCCAATATCAGCCCTTCTTGGTCGGGAAACCACCGCCGATCTTATCGTCGACATTATTAGCGTGCTCCCCGCCCTTAATGAGAAGCAACTTAAATCGGTGCGCGGGCTTATTGATGCGGCCATTGCACCTGTCACAAACTCTCGGCTTTAACTCTTGAATTGCCAATAAAGCGTGCGCTAAAATTCTCTCTAGATCCCGTAAAGTCTTGTGCTTTTTTTTCATGCAATATGCATCGGACTTCGTAAAAAAGACTTTAATCTAGTTTTTAAAACACCCCTTGACTCACACGAACTAAAGCTAATAAAATGCTCAAATATCTAGTTAAAAGTGTGACTATCATGTTATTGATTTTACTAGAGAAATCTCATTTTGATATTGCGAAGCATAATTCGCCTAAAAAATAAATATAGCTTTTTTCTTGAGCAATTTTAAGCCTAAAGTTTTAGCAATGCCCTGCCGATAAGCACTCTTTTAAAGAGGTGAAATATGATCTATAAAGCGTGGTTTTTAGTGGCTCTATTGGTAAGTGTTTCAGGTTGTGCAACAACAAAAGTCTGCCCAACGGCATCCGAAGAAGCGGTCAGCATGTGCCGAGCAGAGGCCGCTTGTAAGTCTAATTTCGGGCAACGTTTCCAGGCTGGGCAAAGCGGCACAATGCACTTATTGCGTGCAAATGAAAGCTTGTGTGTTTCAAACCACATAGAAGCCCAGAAATCTAATGCGGCCCTAAAGCTAATGGGCTCAAATTAGATCGGGAAAAATAGAAAAGCTGAAACAAAAACAAAGATTTTAAAAGATATTATATAAAAGCTCATGCCTATTTATCGGACTTTCGGCCTGAAACTTTAGCTTTATTTGGGTTAGCGTCTGGATATGAGACATAAAAAAGCCGAGCCCTGATTGTAACGGCCCTAATGCCGCTCGCTTCAAGCACAGCTTTTATCAATTTTACATTGGCGTTTGATTGTGGGATTTTAAGCACACGACAAATCCCTGAGTGGACCTGCCCCCGGCGCACCCTCACATGGGTTTTTGTGTTAATGACCTGAGGTAAAATCTCAGCAATGCGGGCAAGCTTTTCTACTGTGTTCATTTTTTTTCTTCTAATCTTGTCACCCGCTCACCAAGATCGTTGATTTTTTTAGTCTGAGTTTTCTCAAGCTCCATGATCGACTCTTTTAAGTCTTGAATGTTTGAGCCAATCGTTTGTAAACTCTTTTCGATAGACTTAAAGTGACTAGCGACTTTTTCTTTTACAAAAAACCAAATTATTCCAAAAGTAATTAAGTCTTTTGGGCTTAGCATGCGCTCGATCATTTCAATTGTTAAAAACTCCACGTTACAATCCTTGTAAAATAGTTGAAACGGCAAGGCCCAGTTGTTGCTCTCCCGCCGCATTTAAGTGCACATAGTCTGCCGCCACATAGTAAGTAGACGAATCCTGTTCGCCGTCGACCCCTATCGCTAAAGTTCTTACGTCTAAAACGGCGTCAAAATCACCGCTAGTATCTGCCAACATCAAGGCCGTAAGGTCTTGTCGTCGCGGCTCAAACGAAAGGTTATTAGCTGAGCCTTGTAAAAATCTCGGAAGCGGCGTAATTACAACGGCCTTGTCAAAGCCGTTTAGTTTTGCCGTCTGTACGAGAATCTTTAAGCGATCAAAAGCCTGAGCCCCCGTTATGCCGTCCGTAACTAAATCATTTGTGCCAGCGAAGACGACTAGCACCGCTTCGTTATGCTCTAGGTTTTCTGGATACCATTGATAAATGCTTCGATTGTCGTAAAGATCTTGAATCCGCCAGCCGCCCTGACAAATTGTGTGCCAGCGAGAAATTCCGGCGTCGTCGTAAGCGTACTTAGTCCAAGCTTTGCCGAGCCCGCAAAACAGAGTTGTCGTGATCGAGTCGCCTAAGTTCACATAAAGGTTATCGCTTGCAGTCGATAGAAAGTTTGCGTGTCGTTGTTTGGTTTGAGCAAAAATCGATTGCTGACTAATGCTAGAGTCCCACAGAATAAACTCAGAGAAATAAAAGTCACCATTTCCAAAATCATTTTTCCCGACAGTCAAACGAGACCAAGCGGGCTCGGTGCGCGCAACGGCGGCTTGGATTTGCGTCCCAAACTCGTAGAGCGTTACACTTGAGCTTGCGTATTTCATTACAAACTGGCGCCACTTACCGTCTTCCCAGCCCGCCTGAGAGGTCGTGGCTACGTTATTAGAGTAAAAGGCGCCATGCTGTATAGTCGTCCACCAAGGGCTTAAAAAGTTTTGCCCCGCCGCCCAGTCAATTCCCGGCACCTGAGATAAAAAACCACTTGGTGTCGTAGCTGGGGCTTTCCATAAAATGTGAGCTGTAAATGTGCCGCCAAGACTTCCTACAAAGCTTGCGTTTTGCAAGAAATCACCGCCCGTGCATTTTAAAACATACTCGCCGTCGAGCAAAACAATCTCTGGCTGATTGCCAGCCGTTGCTTGCGTTAAGTTTCGACCACCGCCCGACTGATCGTAAAGAGTCGTGCAAAACCCACTTCCAGCGCCAATAAATGTTGTAAAAGCGTTAGAGTCAAACGTGCCGTCTGGGTTAAAGCCAATATCTGTCTCTGTGCTATCGCTTGAACGTCTGACTCTGATTGCTGAGCCTGAATAAGCCTCTCTTAGTTGATTGAGCCCATAACCCGCTTCGGCCGCCCCTAAAGCGTCGATCATATACTGGCCAACGTAAGGAATAATTGTGGGATTTCCAGTTACAATGGTTTTTCCTAAAGTGTTAAACCCGGTCGTCATTATCGAGTCGCCAGTCTTTCAATCGCGCAATAAATAGCGTCAACAAATGATCCATAATTTGTCGTGGTCCCAGCGCTTCGGATTAAGCTAATGCCGGGGAAAACTCCGGCTGTAGGTATATTTGTCGTAACGGTCCCAACAAGCGCGCCGTCAATGTAGTATGTGATCTGTGTCCCAGCGGTGTTAGCCTTAATTTCTAAAACTTGATAAACGCCCGCTGTCGGGGCGACGCCAGCATCTGCCGCCGTGATTGAGCCGTTTGCGATGCAATATTCCCATCGCCCACTATTTACAGAGTGAGTGTATCTAAAAAAAGCCCCTTGAGATGGGGCCGCAGTAATAGACTCTATAAATCCATTGTAATGAGTGAATGTGTTTGTGCCGTCTGAGAGTGTGGCGATATTTACGCGAGAGCCCCAAATCATTTCTTGATTGCCAAAAGAAAAGCTTGCGACTCCGTTAGTGCCAAATCCCATGTGTACGCGGTTTGTGGATGCCGTTCCGAGGTTTAAATAGACAACCCCGTTAGCTTTTTCTGTAGAGTTTATTCCCGCAAGTGCCGTTGATTTGTCTGCAAGTTGATATTGGGCATTGGCTCCGCTTGAAGAACATAAAATATCGCCCGCAAAGTTTGTGGCTACGACGTTAGGGAAAAAATCATACTCTTTAATAAAAAAGTTGTTGGGGTTTGAGGGATATTGTGACCAAAAAGAAGAGACAACCGTGGGCGTCGATCCGCCAGTCACGGGGAGATTGATAAAGCCCGTGCTCATATTAAAACCCCTTAGCGTTAAAGCGCACGTTTAAAGTCCCAGTGCTCGAAGTGTTTGTGTAAACAACTCTGATCCAAGGAAAAAAAGCCGCGTCGACATTCCAAGTGTAAGAGCCAGCACTTCCGGTCACAGTGTAGTCTGAGTCAGCAACGTCTTCCCAATTTGCGGGCGTCGTTGTTTGCCCAGCCATAGGTTGAACGGGATCAATTGAGCACTGAAGTTTAAAAGCGCCGTTAGGTGTGCCGGTCCACACAGCTTGAATAGCAACACCCGCCGCGTGCCCCAGCCAAATAGGGTCTGAGTTTATTGTTGCTGTGCCAGTCATACTGCCCGAGCTTACTACTAAATCATTTGCTATTCTCATCTAATCCCCCTATGCGTCCCTTACCTTGTAAATCATAAAGCCATGATAAATTGATCCGGTAACATAAGCGGGCGAGCCGCCCTCGGTGTAAGACTCCGCCCTAATAGTTTGTCCAGCGACGGTAATATTCATTAGCGCCGAATGAGAAACTGTCATTCCGGCCGTGACCCCCGTTGTCGGAATAACCATTGTGCCAACCGTGCCCGGAAGCGCGGTCCCGCTTCTTAAAAAACGTAAAGACACAATTTGATTTGCGGCGGTTGACGTGTGGCTTATCCTTACAAAAGCATGAACGTAATAAATGCCGGCTGAAGGCGTAGTGTAAAGCCCCGTCGTGGTGCTGTAACCGTCTAGCGGGTCAATGGTTTTTGTGTCAAAAGTGATAAGGTTATAAGACCCGGATAAAGTCCCAGTAGGCGCTGTCGCTGCCGTTGCAAATAAACAAGGCGCCTCAAGCGCTGAAGACCCGCCGCCGGCCGCTGGCCAAATAAAAGAGCTCATTGTTAAAGCTCCTTCGCAGTTAACCAAACGCTCAAAGTGTCGTTTGTGCCGCCAGAAGTGCGATCATAGAAAATTCTTAAATAAGCCCAAGGGAAATTAGTTAAACTCACCACATAGCCACCGGCAGTCGTTGTGCCGTCTGGCTGATCGAGTACCGGGTCAAATGTTAAAGAGTAAAACGTACCGCTTGAAGGGTATTGCGTATAGCTATTAGAGCCTTGAATATAAATCACGCCGCTTGGCGAATTGGCGGCGGTCCAAGAAATCTCAAGCCCCAAGTTATCCATATATTGCACGTTGACTGGCGTTGACGTGATATCGGCTGTCATGGCCGCGTTTACTATTTGAACTGGTAAGATAACATTCTTGCGGCCCATGTGCCCCCTTATGAGTTAATCGCTTGTGGCGAAAGGTCTCTATAGGGGCACCGTTGTTTTTTAACTCATTGCTACACTTTGCACGTTCGTTTGCATGTCGGGCACGTTAAAGGGCTTAGTGCCCCCTTGCTGAGCCGCTGCCGCTTCGTCCACTTCTTGGAAGTTTGATTGCAGACTTCGAATGTTTTCAGGCTTTAAAGCATCGTCAAGCGGCATATCTAAAAGCAAAGAGAGCTTGATGCGATTGTTATAAGACACCGTTTGCGGGTTATCCATAAAGTATTTCATCACTCGCCCTTGAATGTTTTCAAATAGCTTAGGGTAAACAACCTTCACCGCATCAATCGTCTCGGGCGTAAGAGAGCCGTCCACTAAATCGTCAATCACAGATAGCGGGTTTTGTATGGCGTGCACTCGGCGCTCAAAGCGCGATAGCTCTTGATCGCCTGGCGTCCACTTCACTTGCTTAAACGGCGTGTTTATCCGAATGGGTTTAGGTATATGGTCTGAAAGATATTTTGCCACAAGTGCATTTTTCATTGTGAGCTGGCTTGCGGTTTCAGGCGCTCCGCCATTTGTTAAGCCCTCAGTGAGCTTAGCACTTCGATCCATTGGGAGAGCGGGGTTTGCTTCAATCTCTGATAAATCTTCTCTGAGCTTTTCAAAAGCAGCGACGCGGCTCATTCCATTTTCTGCGTTTTCAATCAAGCGCTGAATCGCCCCGACAGAAGTTGTTTTTGCAACGTCACTAAATCGTTTACCTTTCATCATGCCATCTAAGCGCTCTGGTAGCTCGTCGAGTTTCTTTGCGACCTTTGCCATTGAGCTTTCAACTAAAAAAAGCCCGGCGTTTTTATTTTGCGACGCTTTTAAAATCGCTTCACTTGCCTTGTCTTGAAGGCCCCCAAAAATAACCTTCGTTGGGCTCATAAGATCATTAAGCTCTATAGCTCGAGCCGTCCCCGACGGGTTAACGTCTTTTGGAATAGATCTTATAACCGTTTCAGCCGCCTTTAGCTTTTTTAATTGCTCAGGGCTAAACATGAGATTTTTTATTTGAGGCGATAAGCCGTCGAGATTTCTTAAAAGAGCGCCCATTTGCACGCGGTCGTCTCGAATAGATCTTTGTAAAATCTCGTTTTTCTTAAAACCAACTAAAACATTAAACGAATTTGGGCTTTCCCTTTTTAACCACTCAAGCGCTCGGGAATTGTTTTTGTCAAAAAGCTTATTTACAAGCTTCTCACTTGAGAGAGCAATGTTGTCTTCTAAAGCGTCGAGAAAGTCTTTTGTGCCTTTAGAGCGCACTTTAGAAACATCGCCCAAAACGCCCATGAATTCTTTAAAGCCAGAGTATTCTTTATTTACTAATTCTTTTTGCGCCAAGAACTGTTTTGCTAAGGCCTGAGCTTCGGGCAATCCTTCAAGCTCAATGCGCTTAGCTTGTTTTACTATTTCACTTTCTAAAAACTCCTCGGCTTTTTCTTTAAATCCGCGAAGGGCTTCGGCTCGGTTGTATTCAGCATTTCTATAGGCTTTTGAAACATCGTCTTTTAGCGCTCGGATCACACCCTCAACGCCGCTTGCTGTGTCCTCGGCAATAATTCTATCAGTGTATTCTTTGATTTCTTTTTGAAAGCCCTTGTTTTTATCGCCATAATTAAAGGCTTTCTGGTCAAACTTGAGTCTTGCTTCGTCGGGAATGGCGATAGTGTCAGACATTTGTCGAATGTCATCGTAAAGCTTTTGAAAGGGCTTATATTTTTCTGAAACTTCAATGCCAAGGGTTTTTCTAATTTGATCGCCAGCACTAATGGCATCCGCCGGAGCTGAGTTTTCAAGCGCCTCTTTAAACGTTTGATCGGTCGTATCGAAAACCTTTTGCCATTTCTCTTGTCGAGCCATTCCGGCCGGGCTTACTTTTTTAGACAAAGCTGAGTCTAAGTCTTGAATGAATTTAGACGAGGAAACACTTCCCTCAAGCGCCTCAAGCCCCAGCTCTTTATAGGCGTCTTCGATTTCTTTGGCGTTTGATTTTCTAGAAGTGAGCCGCTCTAAAATAGATTGCTGCATTTCTTTTTTAGTAGGCTCAATAAGCGGATTTAATGGCGGCCCAGTTAATGGCACGTCGGCCGCAGCTTGAGCAGCGCTTGGTCCAGTCGGCACGTCTGGTAAAAGCTTGGGCACAATGCCGCTTGCGGTTTTTTTGCCTAAGTTTAAAAGCTCTTTTCCGGTTTTTCCGACCGCACCAAAAGCACCGCCCGCAAGACCATTTACTAAAAGTGTTTCTGCTGCTAATTCTGGGTCGCCTAAAGCGGCTTCTGTGATTGCAGTTGGAGCTGCAAACGTAACCCCCTCGACACCCATTTGCGCTGAGCTTCGAGCAATCTTTTTCGCTAGCTCTTTTGCGGCGCTTTGAGTGCCAGCTTGAGCGCCCGCCGCAGCAAGCCTACCCGCAACCGCAGCCTCACCCGCACGCATAGAAACCGTGGCCATTTTCCCGACCGGGCCACCGTAAAGAAGACTTGCACCAAAACCGCCCACGCCGCCTAAAGTATTTGCAATCGAGTTTTCTTTTTTCAAAGCTTGGCGTTTTGCAATCTCAAGCGGGTCTTGGCTTTTATCAGCAATAAGCTCGGGCACGCCCATTAAAGCTTCGTCGGCAAATTGCATTACAGCAGTTTTTAATTGCCCGCCAATTCCTTTGTTTTCGTCGACGTACTCTCTCACCGCTGTCTGCGTTGGAAGCTCTAAAGAATACTCGCCGCTTTGAAGTGCTTCGTTTAACTCGCTTCCCGGAATTGAAACTGTCTTGCCGTCGCGTTTTTTTACGTTTATGCGATCCGTGACTTGATAGCCATGAGTGCCAGACAAGAGCGCCTGTTCAATTTGATCTTCTGGTAAACTTTCAGGCTTTCTAGTTTGCGAGTTAAAAAGTGTTGCCATTATTTGCCTTTCGTCGAAACGGGAGCGCCTTCTGAAAACTTTTTCTCTTGTGGCATGATGCCGGCATTTTTTAGCCTGTTAATTTGCCCAGCGTTTTTAGTTCTTAAAAGAGTCTTCAGTTGATCGGCCTTGATCTTCAGTCTAGCGTCTGAGTCGTAGCTGTCAGGTAAAAACGGCTTCACAAGTCGCACAATCTCAGACTCTTGTATGGTCCCTTGACCCTTCATGGTGGCGCGAATAGCGCTTTCAATTTGCGCGTGTGTTGTTTCAAGGTTTGTTTTCGACTCCGTTGGTAAAAGCGGCACGTTGGCCCCAACAATTCCAACTCTGCTTCTAAAATTGTCTGGGTTATAAATCTCATCAAACTGAGCCTCGGCAGCTTTCGTGGCGTCGTAGACTTCTCTTGCCTCTAGAAGCTCTTTTTGTTGCTCTTTTGGAAACTTCATTATTGATTGAGTCATTTGATCGGCAGACTGAAACGCAGGACTCGTCTGAGCGGCCGCTAAAAACTGCATTTTAGTTTTTTCTTTTTCTTCGTCGATCTTTGCGTTTAAAAGTTTAGCGTTTTCCAAAATCTGTGGGCTCTTATATTGTGACGCAATTTGATTAAGCTTTAATTGAGCATTGTTAAGGTAAGCCATTCTAGCCGCAGCACTAGCTTGACGCTCGTCTTGGAAAGTGTTTTTCATTTCCTTATAAGCGTTTTGTCTCTCGCCCACTTCTGACTTTGCTTTAGACAAATCCGCATCAATCGAGGCTTGCATGGCCTTGAGTGCTGTGTTTTGCCCGCTTGAATTCGGAGCTGAGCCCAGAAATAGCGATAAGCCCATAAGTAGTTTTTGCCCGGTGCCAGCGTTTGCAAACACTTGTGCGACGTTTGCGGGCTTCGAGTTATAAGAGTTTATTTTGTCTTCTAAAAGCTTTTCTTGATCCATGAGTTTTGCGGCGCGACCTTGCTCGATTTGCTCTTGGTCCATTCGCATTTTTTCAGACTCTTGAAACATCTTCTCTTGATAAGCGGCTTCTTTTTCTGCTTGCTCTGCGCCCGCCATTGCAGCTTTTGAGATTGCTTGCTTTTGTTGATTAAAAGCACCCATGAGTCCGCCCATAGGGTTTGAAGCAATTTGCGAAGCTTGGCCAGCTTGTGGCGCTGGCTTATCCGATGTTAATTGCACCGGAGTTTCAACCGGGACGTCTAGCGCTGGGTTTCTTAAAACACTTTCGGCCTTGGCCTCTTTTAGCCCCGCCATGTGCTGACTGCCATCGTCGAGCCCAAGCGCTGAGCTAACACCACTTGCCACGTTTTCAACTAGAGGCACCATGCCGGGATAAACTTTATCAACGACTTGCTTAACACTTGGAATGTGACTTGTAAGCTCTACTGTCGGCACGTTTGGATCAATGGGCGGCACGAGCCTGTTATAAGTCTCTTGACTGATTTGTCCAAGATCAAGCGCTTGCTTTGCTAGGTCTTCTCTTTTTAGCTCTTGGCTTAGCATACTTTACCGCCCTTGTATTTCTTGTCTAAAAGCTGATCGACAAATCTTTTAGCTTTTTCTTTACTCTCAGACGCCGTGCGAGGGATAACAATCTCACCGGGACTTAAAAGCGCGAGCACAAAATCATTCTTAGGTGAGTCGCCTTGAGTTACGGCGCGGCCGGGCACTTCGCCCCCTTGATTTGCTGTCATTTGCACTTGCGGATTGATAACGCCGTCGTTGCCTTGTGTTTTTGCCTTGCTCTTAAAAGCACCAACAAGCGCGTCGCCTATTCCCTTGCCAGCTTTGTATTGGCCGGATTGTTGTTGCTCAGGTTGGCTAGAAGATTGCTTTAAACCTTCCCCTAGTTTTTTTGCAAAATCTTTTACCTTAGATTTTTCGGGCACGACGCCGCCCTCGCTAAAATTCATGGGCTCGTCGTCGTTTTTCTTGGGCTTTGTTTTTCCTTGAAAAGCAGCGATAAAAGCTTTCACTTTTTCTGGGTCTTGTGTGATTTGACCCGGCGCTGGCACAATCCCGCCCTCGTTAAACAATCCGCCAAGCGCTGCACCAATACCGCCCATAAGATTACCACGTCTTTGCGCGGCTCCTTCAAAGGCTTGCTGATTTGTTTGATTGAGTCCTGTTTGTTGTTGCACGCCTAATTGCTCTTTACCCATTCTTGCGCCAAGGTCACGATCAGTCGCCGCAAGATCGCCCTGTCTTTGCGCTCCAATTTGCGAGCCTAATTGTTGTTGAGCGTTTAGCATTTCTTGTTGACGAATGATTGCGCTATCCATGGCAGCTTGTTGATTTTGATTTGCACCGTTTGTTAAAGCGAGTCGCGCTGCAAGCGCTGGGTTAACTCCGCGCTGACTTGCCGCTTGTCCCATGGTCTGAGCAATGTTGCGATTTGTGGCTTGTTGCAATTGCATGTTGGCTAAGGAAGGCCCTTGCCCCGCCATTTGTTGTTGCAATTGCTGAATGAAGTTTGACTGGTTTCGTCTTGCGCTTTGCTCTTGATCGTAACTTTTAAGGCCTTTGACATCAAAAGCGTTTTTGTCGATTGCGTACTCTTTAGCGCGAAATCGCCCCGTGCCCATTGCGCCCGTGCCGCCACCGCCACCAAAAATGCCCCCAACAACACTACTTACTACGCCACCCATAAAGCCCCCTTAAATATCTTTTTTAAAATAAATTAAATTACCACTCACCGAGTCGACTCTCATGCCATAAGCTAAAAGCACTTTTACGCTCTCAGTTGAATTTCTAGCCGTCACGTCAACACTTCCAACTAAAACACCTAAACCTTTTTCTTTTGCGATTTTACAAACCTCGTTTGCAAGCTCGCTAGCCAAATGGCTTTTTCTTTTCTCAGGTCTCACATAAAGATTAACAATGTAAACAAAGTCCTCGAAAAACTCATAAGTCAAAAAAGCATCTTCAGTTTCAATAATGCTCTTGTTTTCTCTTTCTTTTACATAGTCAGCATATAAGCTCATTCTATTCACTCGTTGAAAAGCTGTTTTTTGTGGCAAATTTTCTAAGCGTCCCTTTAGCCCCAACCTCAAGCGCTAGGTTTGTAATGTTAAACCCTTCGCCATAAGTGCCAATAACCGCATTTTGATTGTCTGAAAGCTTAAATCTTAGGCTTTGGCACTTTTGTTTTGTAAGGTGAGTCTTGAATTGATAAAGCGGAAACTCTCCGCCATAAGGCGATCCCGACCCATAAGGCGAGTCTTCGCCGTAAGACGAGATTGTGTAAATGTCACTAAGCTCAATGAGAGCACTTTGCGTAAACGTTGGGTTAAAATCATAACCGATTTCAACTTGAAGCTTGTGCGGGCTTTTATATTCGCCAAGAACTATCATGCGATAAACGCGCTCAAAACCTTGAAGCCCTGCAAGACTCATCCAAGCGGTTGTAAGCGATAGCACAATGGGCGTTGAGTTATCAGAATAACTCTGATTGTTTTCAACCCACACTTGGCCGTCTGACTTTAAAAACACAAACTTATTAAGCCAAATCTCAGAGTCTTCGGCGGTGTGATTTGTAAACGTCGACCATTGCCCCACACCCGTCTCGTCTTTGAAATAGTAATTGTAAACCAAGCAAGTGTCGTCGTTTGTTGTAAAGCGCACCTGATTGACGTCAGCTAAAAGCTGAGAGCTTGTGATTGTTTTAGAATTAAAGTCCTCAACCGCCGCGCCAACATAGCGCACAGACAATCCTCGATCTAAAAGATAGATCCCTTTTGTGGACTTAAACATTAAGCCCTCGGGGGTCACGACGACTGTGTTTGGGTTATCGCACCCGACATCGGTCGTTATAAGTTGGGGCTCGCCGTAGTCGCTTTGCGTGCCAGTGTCGTTTGGCCCATTTCCAGTGAAGGCGAAAATCGCGCTCTTTTTAAAGAAGATAACGTAGTTATCCATAGCCCCAAGAGCCACGACATCGCCACCTCGAGGGTCAACGCGCCCAATGAAAGAGTCTGAAAACTCAACTGGCGAGCCCGCGACTTTGGTTTTTGAATACCAAAAAGCAAGCTTGTCATCGAGGCCCGCTAAAAAAACTCTATTTTTGTAAGTCGTAATTAAAGAGCATGAAGGTGCCGCGATGTTTTCTAGCACTCCGCCCGTCGTATAGAGTAAATCATTTGAAATAATAGAAGCGTCGGCCGCGGTGCGAGTGAAAGTCACTGTGTCCGCCGTCGTGTCGTTATAAGTGGGCGACGAAATAGAAGTTAAGCGATAAAACAGACTTCCGTTCGCCTCGGTGCCATAAACCACAAGTCTGACATTTGCTCTAGAGCCAGCTTTCGCAGTTAAACGCAAAGTTGGAATGGTCACAGTTAAAGTATTAGTTGAAGTGCCGGCCGGGATCACTTGCGTTTGTGGCACGCTTGGCGCTGATCTATGGATTTGACCAAGGTTGTCGGTCCACTCATAGCACACACACACTTGATAAGTGCCCGTGACCATAGAGCCGCCCGTTGTATTAGTGCCAGTCGTGACGTTTTCAGGGAATAAATGAAAGCCATGCTCGACAACACTGATCCCGTCGTAAGCTTGTAAAATACCGCCCACAATGTGAAGCTCGCCTAATTGAGCGTTTAAAAACTTTTTGTCAGAGTCAAAACGAAGCTCATTTGCACTAACCCCAATAAGGCTAAAAATAGTGTTATCTTCGCTCACTAATGAGCTTCGATAGCCACACCCAAAAAGATAGTTATTTGACGAAACACTTGGCACTTCTGAAAGCGTGCGATTGTCGATGAGTTTGCCAGCGTTTAAAGCATTTACTTTAGCAACAACATCGCCCGAAGTGTTTAAAATAAAATAAGTCGGCTGAAGTGTCGACTCATGAATGACAGCCATGTAAGCGTTAGAGTTTTGCATAAACACTTTAGAGGCTAAACCCACTGAGCGCTTAAAAACGCTTGCAGTCCCAGCGGTGCCAGTGATTGTCATAGTGTTTGTGCGGATCAATTGATTGTAAGTCGACGCCGCATTGACCTCATAGTAAGCCGTGAGCGTCGTGCCCGACACAAAGCCCGTGATATTTCTAATTGTGCTAGCGGTGGCTTCGAGCACTGTTGCTGTCAGCACAGAAGAAAGCGTATAGCTATAAACTCGCACTTTTACGTTTGAGCCGGTGTGCCAGCAAAACCAAGCGTTTTGCGAGTCGTCTGAAATAACACTCACTCCGCCCGCTGCACTCTCGGCAATCGTCGTCACACCCGAAATAGTAAAAGTATTGTCAATTGTTCTAATAGAAATAGTCGTCGTGTCGTCAAAGTAAGGGAAAAAGATTTTATCGCCAATCACGAGCACGTCGTAATTCGGTGTGGCGTTCATGTCGGTCGTTACAGTGAATTCGCTTGAGATTTGTGTGGGTGTGCGAATGTCGATAAGCTTATAGTTTACAGAAGTGTTTGAGGCTAAAGAGTAAAAAAGCACAATATATTGCCCAAAAGCAACG